TCTAATCATGCTTTCATCTACAATGTCGCCTTTCTTATAGAATACGCCGTACGAGGTAAAGGGTCGAAGCACTAGATACTGCATGTTATACCTCCTTAAACTAAATCAGTTAAGAAGGTACCCATGTCAGCACAAACTAACTTCATATCATAAGCCATCTCACATTCGAGTCTCTCTGTGCCAAGACCTAATTGATCCATCTTGATCCTGACCATACGAGAACCATATGCGCTTGCTCCCTCAAGGCCTGTCCAAGCAAAAATGTAGCCGGCAGTAGGTGCCTTAATGGAAGGAGTTAACGTTCTGTAACCTACAAGCATCTGACCACTGTAAATAAAGTCCGTTGCATCCATTGTTTCGTCATACTTAGGAGTTGTTGGACCTCCATTGACAACGCCCCAAGGAATGAATATCTTATCAAGCTCAAACAAGGAAGCAATCAGATCGACTGTCACGATGCCTTTCTGGGTATACTTGATTCTGTCAAGCACTGCTTCGTGATTTTTAAGTGCATAAAACACATCTGGAGACATTATAGCAAAGTTTGGCCTATATCCAGTAGCCCCTGCCTGAGCGAGCATTATGTTGGCCATATCCCCTACAGGATCTGAAGCAGGATCAGACCATTTTTTCACCTGGTTTGTACTTGGTGCCCCAGATACGCCAGCGATGTCTTTGCCCCAAATCCCTGTTTTGAAGAATTTATCCTGGAAGTCAATTTCCCGCTTAAGCAACATTTTAGCCGAGAGTATTTCAGCTGTATCTTTATCTACATTGATAGGCTGATCATAATTAACTTTCTCCTCTGGAGAAATGTCATAATGAAGAGCATATTTTCTGCAGAAGTAAGGTTCTTCCAGCTCGACATTCCATTCCATACCATAAGATTCAGCCCCACGGCCTCTCTCACGAACTTCATTCCTGAAGGAATCCGACTTGCTATACTTAAAGTATACGTCAGAACGCTTCTGCACTTTGATGATAGGAAAAACCTGGTCTGCAATAAAAGCATTGGCTCCTTGCATGTAAGCTACAGAGATGTTGGTTAGCGCCCTATCAATGTGGCCTAAATTTGTAAATTCTGGCATCTAATCTTCACTCCTTCCTTATGCGCCTGAGCCGACACTTGGTACTAACAAAATAGAACCAGTGGCACCCTTAGTGATATCCATTAAAGCAACACCGACGGCATCATCAGCTGCGAGAGCAGTGACAAATAAACCCGGTTTTGTTGTGTCTACCTTTACCCTGCTGCCTTGCTCTACGTCTGCCGATACTTTTCCTGGGAAGATACCTTGTACTACTGTGCACATGTCATCTTCTGATTCGGCACCATATTGCACGATACCATAAAAGATACCGCTACCATCTGCTTTTTGAAATTTGCCGTCAGCGTCGATTTCGGCAGCGTCATATTTCTCGATGGCCTCTGAGGCATGCCAAGCAACTCTAGTAGTTATCGCTTCGAAAGCACCTGTAGCCATTACTTAGCCCCCTTTACATATTTGGCATAGACGTCTGCATTAACTTCACATGCTTTTGAGAAAGCTTGCTCGAATGTTAAACCAGTTTCTTTTGCCATGATTTCTTTAGCTGCCTTCTCAAGGGTTGCATATGCCCCATCAGAGTTAGTAAACTCGCCTGGGTTATCCTTACCCTTAGCAGTTAACAATCCTTCTTCTATAGCTTTAGCGGCTTTCTGAAGAACCGTAAATGCAGCTGGTGAAATACTCTTTAGTACTTCGTTCAATTCTGCCTCATCACAAGGAATAGCCTTGACAGACTCATACCTTGCTTTAGCAAGAGATTGTGCTTGGTCAGCTAATACTGTGTCTAGCTGCGTGCGCATTTTCTCTATATAGCTCTTGAGTTCCGGTGAAGCGTCTTTATAAATATCTTCAGACGGCTTATCCACTACGGGAGGCTTAGCGGCCTTTTCAAGAGTTTCGATTTTGTCATTAAGTTCACTAAGCACTGTAGCATGAATATCATCTTTCGACTTCTCTACTGCAGCAATATGTGACTTAATGACTTCGGCCTGTTCAGGCTTCAATGATGCCAACAAGGTCTCAAAATCATTGGGCATATTGTCTTGCTCCTTTCCCTTTTTTAATAAAATATCTGCTCTAGTATTTGAACCAGTGTGCACTAAGTCAACTCTGTCCAAACGAAGATCGACAAGTAAAGTTTGCATGGCAGGTACTTGACCTTTTTCCATTTTTCTTTACCTCCTTACATTATATAATACGTATTTACAGGGCGTTTGGTACCAGTTATTTTGAGCAAAATAAAAATATTTTTTATACCCCATACTCGTCTAAAGGTATACGCCTACCAGTCCCTTGTATAGAGAACATATTGAATTCTCCTTCAATAACTTTCTTGTATACTGCCGGATCTGGGATATAAAAGCCTATCCACCAACCTTCAGGTATTGTCCCTTCAGGTATACCCATAAGATTCATCTTTTCTTTTGTGAACATCATGCTTTCTACTATCCAACCGCACTCTGTAGACCAGTCGTGGTTTACTCCAGCCAGACCAAAGTTCAGTACATAATTATACGCTGCACTTTCTAGCTCTTCTGTTTTAATTATGTCCCCCTGCCAATCAAACGGCGCTGTTCCATCCTCTTGTACAGTTACGTTTGCCCAGCCGAAGATAAGTTGCTGCGGGTCATCTTCTTCGTTAAATTTGCCAAAATTACGCATCACTTCATCATATGCCTCATCCTCGCCCCATTTACGCCTACGACTGACCGCGCCCTTATCTACCGATAACTTAAACCCAGCCAAGTCTTCCATAGGATTTTTATAAATACCCTTAAAGATAGGCTCAACTGATACGGGTCTAAAAAGAAACTTTCTTACCACTTCATCTGCCATATTTACCTCCTTTCTATTTTAGATCATTTTCTACTGTATCTTGCTCACGTGGGCCGTCTTCTGGGTTACCGTTTGGATTTATTAAATCATTTTCTTCATGTTGATCGCCTCCCATCTCTCTAGCAAGCAGCAGGATCTCTTCTTCTTTAAGTTCAGGCGCATTTGCCACCTTCATAATAAAGTTGAATAGTTCACTATTCTTTGTTATATCTATATTTGCTGCACGTAGAATCAATGCAATATCCTTAAGAGTAGGCTCTTCTATTGCATCAGCAACAATCATAGGCATATTTGTTAAGTCAGTAACTCCATTTAGTATCAATAGCTTAGGAACAGCTACTTTATTCAGCTGAGCACATATAGTGCCACAAATACTTTCTATAGCTCTTATAAGGAGAGATTTCTTGGTATCCGCTAGTGCAAATGAACCAGTTCTGTCTCCTCCCAAAAGTATTAAATCAGCTAACATAGTTATAGCTATTCTATTCTCATGTCTATGAATAACTGTATCTGTATTCAATCCTTGGTTGCCGCCTTCAGGACTCAGTAGTTTAAGCTGCCAGCCAAACGGCAGTACTAGGCCGTGGTTGCGATCCTGACGCAGTCCATTTACAAGCTCAGTAGCCCAGTCCAATAGATTGACCATACGAGGGTCATCTGGATCAAATAAGGGAGTATCTTCATCTGGCTGGAGCATAGGTATACCAGCTAAATGCCTCTCTATCCCTATTCCCTCAAGCTCTTCAATATATTTCTTAAAGTACCAAGGTCTATAAGCTCTACGCAGTAGAGACTGTCCTTCTGGGTTACCTCTAGATTCCTTGGTCCTGAAGAGGAGGTTATCTTCAATAGGTATCTTAGGCTCATTACCACCACCTACAATAGCTCCCTCACTTATATCTTGTATAAAGTATAGGGCTTCACCTGTTGCACCATCAAACTCCCACTCCTTTAAGGTTGCCTGTGATCTTATAGGCATCTTTTGCCAGCCTATCTTACCGTCAGTATACTTTGACCTAAACTTATGGTCCTTCTCCATTGGGCCCCGCCTTGTCTTATAAACGATCTCATGAAAGCTAAACCCATAAGTAAGCATAGACAGTACTTCTGATATAAAAGCGTCCCACGATATATCCATATCATCCATACACTGCTCTATGAATACTTTCCATTCATCCATGGAACTATCATCAGCGCCCTCAGGCAGCTTTACATGCCAGTTTGCACGTCTTATAAGTGTCTCTATCAGATATAGACAGCCGCCTATTACTGGGTCATTGCTAGACATTTCTTGATATACTTTTCCAGCATCAGGCCAACGAAGATTTGATATGAATTCTTCTTCAACAAAGCCACTGGAAGCCCTAAGACCTACAAATCCAACTGCTTTCTCTGGTGCTTTTGTATTTCCTTTAGCTTTAGTTATGTCATAGCCTAAAATTTTCAACCTTCCACCTCCTATAGATATCCCATACCTGGGCTGCGCCAATACGATCCCTCATAGTTTGGTTTTTTAACTTTTCTTATTATGTCATCCGGTCGTACGGTTATGCCTTTTTTAGGGTTAAAATATGAAAAAGCACCAGATAAACCGTCTATTATATCATCATTAAGGCCGTTTGGAAATGCATCGAGCTGGCTATACAAATCAAGGGTATGATGACATCTATCTGAAACAAACACATTACCTAGCTGCATAGCTGAGGCTACTGGTCTGGCCCTCTCTATTTTAGACACAACAGGCTTTACGCCTTGGAAGTCATACCCGCGTAATATATTAGCATATCGTTCGATATTTGCTGCGCCTGAGTGACCTCCCTCTTCCTCCATCCTTATTGCACAGCTGTACCCATCCGACTCAGCTGCTTTTCTTATTATTTCTTCAACTTCACCGGGTCTCTTCTGAACTTTAATAATATCCTCAATATAGTAGATTCCTCTACTATATGCCATCTTAAAACCTACTGTCCAGTCAGGATCCTTAGTATTTGTATTCTTCTTCCTATACTTTGGATCTATAGAGGCTAGGTCCCAAAAACGTACCCGCTTTGCATACTCTGGTATAGATAAAGCGCTTATAGCTATAAGCCAGTTTCTATCGAATAAATCACCCTTTGGGCGTATTTCCCAGTTACCGTCCTCAAGCTGTGCTCTTGTTATATCATCCAACTCTGCCAGTGACTGCCTATACTCTTCAGCATCTAGATGAGGGTTGTCAGCTAGTCCAGCTTGTAAAAAAATACGCTTCAGCGTACCGTCTTCTTTTCTGTTATCTACAAAGAATCTATCATAATAATAGTCTCCATACTGCCCGCCCGGGTTAGCCGTAGCCCTAAACCTTATAGGAATCTTAGTGCCCTTTAGCCGTCTCAATCTAGAGAACAGATATCTATAGCTCTCAGGGATTATATGTGTGCACTCATCCATACCTACAAATTGAAACTCAGATCCTTGATAACGTAGGTGATCGGACTTATTTTCCAAGTAACCAAAAGACAGTGTAGAACCTGTCTCATTAAAGATATATCTTTTTTCTTTATCTTTCCATTGAACTAGCCCCTTATCTATGTGTGGCGTAAGCCAGTCTTGGCTCATTGGTATCAGCGCCCCAGGCAACATTAGGTCAGAAAAAGTTTTTCTGAATAGAATCGCGTTATAACCAGGTACATCTACATACTGCAGTGCTGCTGTCAATAAAAAAACTGACTTGCCCCCGCCAGCTGCTCCTCCATACAGAAGTTCCCGCCATGAATTAAGCAGTAATGCCGCTATTTGTTTAGGTGTAGGTGTGATTGGTATATACTTATTAAGCCTAGGAGTCATTGCCTGTTGTAGCTGTCTTATTTGTTCACTAGGCATATTGCTAATGTCTACCAAGTGACACCACCTCCTTTCATTATGCAGTCTCCTTGCACTTATTATTTGAACATTATCAATGAGCCAGGATGATCAGCCCAGTTAGTAATGTCTTCGGTACCATCAGCGGTTTTAACTGATGTTATAGTAGCTATGCCTTCAGTTACACTCATTGTCATAGTATAGAACGTAGCTTCACCAGTAGAAGATAGTTTACCTCCCAATAAGTGAATAACTGTGCCTTCTGCATCTTTTGACGCTGGTACAAATCTATGAGCATCTTCACCATGCGCCATTACAATGTGTGTTCCTGGTTTCATTTCGAGCAAAAAAGCAGTATCCTCAGCACTAAAGGCGCTGTCAGTGTTAATAGAAGAAAAGACATATTGCTTATCCTTTTCATTTGTACCTACAAGTTTCTCACCGTTGACATAAGCTGTTTTTGTGGCTACGATATCATCTTCAGTGGCGTCTGCATCAGACGTATCTAATGGCACATAAGTACCTACAATGTTTACCGCCTCCGCATTACTAAAGGTTTTACCCTCCATAACATCAGCTGCCACGGCATTACCTTTTGCAGCGACTGCCTGAGTGCTGTCTACCGCAGTCTGGATAGCTTTAATTAAATGGTCTGTTAGCCTTTGATCACATCTAATGTTCCTAGGTACTTCGACACCAAGGTCATCGAGTAATGCAATAAGACTCTTAACATATCCTGGTTGCATAAATCTTTCTCCTTTCTACTTATTAGAGTATTTGACTGTATCTATAGTCTGACCTGAAGGCTCATGTGAGCAATCAGATAACTACCACTGTGCTCATTGATTTATCCACTCCTCTATTTTGTCCTCACGCTCCTGGGACCAAGTACTCTGTTGACTAAACCATTCTTTCCAGTCTTTATTCCCGCGACCCCGGTTACACTTAGGACAGCATGGAATCACATTATTCCTTACGGTCTTTCCACCACGGCTAATAGCTATCACGTGGTCTCTATCAAAACGTTCCTTCTTAGCCCTCCCCTCTCTAGCTCCGCAGAATGGGCACCTTCCACCAAAATGCAGCATCGCATCCTCCCAATCTTTAAGAGTATAATCTATACTATCTACCATATTACGCCGCTTCTCTTTAGAGATAAACTTGCCATGCTTAGCCTTGTGCCGCTGGACAGACCTCTTCACGTTAATGCACACTTTGCACTGGTTACCTACATGTCCAGTATACGCTTGCCTATAGAACTCGCTTATAGGCTTTGTTTTGCCACACTCAATACATGTTTTCTCAGGCACTTTTATGAAGCAGCCATTGTGGTTAATCATTGCTCGTCTCCTCCTCTGATCACGATCTTTGTAGACTGTTCGATACCTACTGTCTTACCTCCCTCTAAGGCTCCAGTACGTTTTAGAATCTCAGCAATCTCGCCCAGGTCCTCGGCACGCGTGACATCTTGTCTGGCCGACACTTTATCTACAATACCGGGCTGTTGTATCTTCTCTGGGATAGCTTCTACTGTTCTCTTCTGTAACTCAGTAGCTAGTTTGGCCATATTCACAATCTCATTTGGCTTCATGAGATCTGGGATCATCTTCTCCATGGCCTCATTGACTTTTTCTAGCATAACCGTAGCTAATCTATTCTGGGCTACATTCATCTCTTTGACAGCTAATACTCTATCCTCTTGACTTTGAGCGTCGCAATGCCGCGCCCATTCGAGTATCCGTAGTTTGAAGCTCCACCGCTGGGACGCTTTAACTACTGTACCAATAGAGACGCCACATCTCTCTGCCAATGCAGACCATGTAGGTAGTTTACCTGGATAATAGTTTCTATAGTTCTCCCAGATCATCCACTCAGTGTTTGTCTCCTCTGGTTGACGTTCAAAGATTTCTAGGCCAAACTCCTTTGCATCATCCATCCAACTACTGTTTGTCTTCTTCATTAGTTGGGTAGTATTCTTATCTACTGTAGCACATTTTTTACATAGTCGTGGATTGTCAGGGGAGGCCATATCATCTCTACCGCATCGTTCACATTTCCAGTCAGCTTCTTTAAGAGCTACAAATGAGCCTACTTCTATTGCGTTCCTTTTTTGCTCCATTGTTAAATGTGTCGGTACAGCATCTACTGGCCATAGAGGATCCGGCGACGGGGCGGCCTCAGGCTTTT